GTTGAAACTCGGCTTGGCTTACCATCAATAGATAATGATAAATCATCATTAATTGAATATAAGTTACAACCAGCAATCTCATACCATGCTGTTAAGCAAGGTAGGAGCTCCTGGACAAGTCCTATAGATCTCTGGTCGAGATCTAGTTTGAATCCACTAACGTGGTTCGAACTTGGAAAGATAGAAGGGTCATAATTAAATGATCTTGATATCAATCCGTTAAAACTCATCAGGTAACTGGTATTCTTTACTTTATCGAAAAGGTGTAGAGCTTGCTCAACACGGATTTCGAGTGGCAGACCCTTGGGATTAAACCCAAGACCTCCCATAAAGTCAGGTACTTCGAAAAGTTGCAAAGCAACTTTTCTCTGTCTTGATTTAAGTAAAGATATAGCCTTTGGTCCGATATTGCGAACAACATCAAGGAATGAATCATCAGATGGATTTCTCCATTTTAGTTGACTCAAACTTGAAGTAGGAGAGATCAATCTTCCTGCAAATTCACCAATTACGTTTGACGAAATTGATTTATTTTCAGAGATAGGACACTCCCATTTCTTTAACATGTCGCGATATCGAGAGTTAAGTTGATCATTTAGGATAATTACATCATCACCAAGGATGAAAAAGTCATTATTATGACTGTAATCATTCATGGCAAAGAGTAGTAATCCATGTGTTAAAGCAAAAGAACCGAAACTTGGATATAATCCAAGTGGTTGGCCCTTTTTCCAACTAATAAATGTGTCTTTATATCTCCAAGGAGCTCGTGAGAGTTCTATGAAAAGATTAACAGATTCATTATTAGGAAATATTTGGTTTAAAACAGCAACTTGCGCATCAAGCGGAAAGTTGTCGGTTGCACCAGATAAATCAACACAATGAGCAACTTTACCTTCTGAAAGGTGACGTTGAATAGTAGAAATAGGAAGATCTTGATTATGTGTACAATCCCAAGGTAAAACCTTAAGAATGTCATAGATCGAATCTCCTAAAGGTTTAAGAACTTGCTGATAAACCCTTGCGGGGTTTGCAACAGCACGTAACTTATAACCAGCTTCTTGAATAAGTCCAATTTTTCCGACAGAGTCGGGATAATCGAAACGATCATCAAGAGTTCTATTAGGCAACGGTTCATGCCAAGAAGTTGAAAAAGTTATACCATTCAATACAGGGTCAAATAATGACTTGTATTTATGACGTAACATAGTTCCAATTTCTGTTTGATAGTAGAATGATCCTGCACATTCGATTGTATAATTTCCTTCCGGAAAAGTACGACCGTCTGCGTGAGGTTCACGCTTAGTATCAGACACAGGTCTAGTTAAGAGAGGTTTTGTATTTCTACAGAACTGTCTTTCTATTCCTGAGGCATTAACAGCCTTACGAAGGAGTTGTAAATCGCCATAGGAAAGGGTGATTGGAGGGGCATTAACCCCATCCAAAAACTTCTTTTCCTGTTGGTCGGTTACCTTTGGACTATAAAGAGATGTATAGAATTGAACAAAAAGAATGGATTTACTCCAATTCTTATGATTCTTTCTTGACCATCTTTCTAAAGCACCAAAGTGACCTCCAAATTTAGAATGTCTACCGGATTTTATCCATACTGATACAGGTACAAGACCTGCTTTCATACGAATGAAATCTAGTTTAACAGACTTAATGCGGTTTACAGACCACTCATCCCCATTTGATTTTCTCCATTTCTGGAAAGTTTTCAGGATGGGAGTACTTATTTCACGTGGGATTGAGAATGAATCAGCATACTTAACGAGAAACTCAGTTGTTGTAGGGGAACCTACCATGGTTATGCTCCTTTAATGGATGTGTAACAAACAAATGAGAATCGACAAGATTCTGATTCGGCTATAGCTCAAAAGTATATCATCTTATCCAGGTCATCATATGTAACACTAATCTTAGTAAGAACTTTCTCGGGAAGTCGTTTGACTTTTCGAGCCAGTGATCGTACAAAAGAATAATGAGAATCAAAATCATTATATTTTGTAGACCAATATAGACTTTCTTGCTGGGCTTGAGCTAAATCC